GCAGACTCGCGACCAGAGCTGCATTGACAATTGCAGGTGCATCCCAGCCCACCGCTAGGTATGTTGCTATCCCGGCTGCTAGAAATGATCTTGCCCAACTTGCGGCGACTGCTTTTGCTTGCTCCATCGATAGGTTCTCCTGTTAATAATGGGATGCGAAACATACTGCCGTCAAAATCGCCCTTAGCAGTAAAACTGATATGAATGTGCTTTGTGTGTGGGTTGATGCCCTTGTATTTACGCCACTTGTAATTGCCACGCCATGATGCAATCTTGTGATTGAAAATTATATAAGAAACTCGCTTATCAGATCTGGCAAGTAATCGAAGCTGATCAGCAAGGTCGCATGCTTCGGATGCATGGGATCGCAAATCAGCATCAATGTCGATGGCACGTACAATGCCTTCAACAGTAGGATTGTGATCGGACTTACGAGCTGCATGCTTCGCGTCACCGATCCAACCATCCGAAGTTCGATCTCTATCGGGGAACGCATCGTCTATCTGTTCGCGTAACTGTTGCCCCGCTTTGCACAGTTTAGCCAAGACCCAACGCCTTTAGATCATCTGCTGTCAGACCAAGTGCTGCCAATTTTGCTTCGGCTGCTGCTTTTGCAGCAATTCTCTGTTCTTCTAATTGTTTCTTTCGCGCGGCGCTTTCTTCGCCGTTTTTCCAATCTTTTTCAATTTGTGCAATTTCTTCGGCATTGGCTTCTCGTTCGACCCCTGCTTCTACGACAATATATTTAGTCATTATTTCACTCCATAAACGCGATATGTTCCAGCCGTAAAGTTACCTGTGCTGCAGAAAAAAGTTAAACTTGTTACTGCTGCGGTGCTTTTCCAAGCACTGATTCTGCCAGCCGTATACTGAGCATTTGCGGGTGTGGTTACGTTGGCAACAACAGCCGACGGCACAAATAAAATCTTATATGTGGATGTATTTGCATAATCTGGGACATTGAAAGTAATTAAAGATGTAGTATTTGAAGAAAGTTGTATCATACCAACTTCGTTATGTTGAGTTTGACTGTAAGCATAACTATCATAATCAATACCGTTATCTGAGTAATTTGCTGCCGAATCACCGTTAAAACGTACTTGCAATCTAGCATTAGAAACGGGTTGGAAGTTTCTTACTACAACATACAAATCGTTGTAACTTGTAGATAATGTTGCAGTTGTGACAGATGCGCCTGTAAAGCTGCCAGAATCTAGTAGTGTCATACCGCCGCCAGATGCAGGAGTTGCCCACGTAGGCACACCACCAGATACAGTTAATACCTGACTGGTACTACCAATAGCAAGACGAGCAGGGGTATTAGCAGCAGATGCGTATAGCAAATCACCAGTAGTAGTCAGTGTTGCAGTTGCTTCATTAGCATATTTAAGTCCTGTTGCCTGAGTAGAGTCAGCCATAAGGACCTGATTGTTAGTTCCAACAGCAAGACGAGAGACGCTATCGGCTGCGGTAGCAGCAATAATATCTCCCTTTGCATCAACGATAGTTGGCTGAATGCCAGTATCGCCAGGTACTCTTCCTATTGACATTATGCAATCTCCGAACCGTAGGCATTGAACGACATTGTTGCAGATGAGGCATAGACAGTAATCACATCTGTTGCTCCCAGAGTTACACCAAGAGTCAAGGTGTCTGTGGCATTAGCAGGTAGGGATACGTCATATGCGATGTACTGAGTTGCACCCAAGGCTGCTCCAGCCACACGCACCGCAATGCGGTAGGTAGCAGCAGTTGCTGCTTGGTTACAGACGGTGATTGTAGAGACGATTGCCTGCGTTGCAGCAGGTACTGTGTAGAGCGATGTAGCAGTTGTTGCACTTGGGTTGGATTGACCAAGCACCTTGTAAGTAGTTGCCATTCTTTTTCTTTCTCCTTAGTTAGTTTCTTTGGTTCATCCACCCATTAGCATCAAGCCAGATACGGTTCCACTTGAACTGTTATCTAGTCCTGCTTCAAAGGCGTTGAGATCTGATGAGGTAAGTACGTGCTTCACAGTTGCTCCAGCGCTATGAGAGATAGCGGTAGTTCCTGCTTGACCGCGAACAATCGTAAATGTGTCTGAGGTATTAGCGGTGATAAAAACAATTTCTTCACTGGTGGTATCTGGGTCTAGCGCCACTGTGAACTGATCTACGTTACCTGCTGCCAATGTAACTCCACCAAGCAAGGCAGAGCCAGTGCCAGAGGCAACGGTCATAGATGTCGTACTGGAGTTGATTCCAGATGCCAGCGTTGTTTCGATGCTGGTCGAACTGAACTTACGAGTCATTGGCCTTCCTTAGCGTGTGAGGTGTAGTCGGATTGGGAACTGGTCAGAGAGTTTGAGAGCTTCTTCCTGCAAGCGTTGCTGGAATAAAGCAAAGACATAACGAGAGGCATTAGCACCAGAGTTGTATGGGTTCTTGGTGTCATTAAGATCAGCCTCAGCGCTAGATAGATTGATACGGCCTGCATCAAGGAATGAAAGCAGGCGGTAGCAAGCGCCATAAACGATGACATCTTGGCTAGACTCTGGAAGTCCTGTGACATCTACAAAGTCATCTGTATTGGAATCTAAGGTATCTGGAACCATTGTGTACCAGACCTTAATAGTTCTACCAGGCTGGATATTCTCGTAGATATTGACAGTCTTCTGGGTATTGAATGTAGCCACATTTGCTAACGGGTCAAATCTCCAGCGCTTGATAGGTAGCCACTCAAGGCTTGGGCCTGTGGTCTGCCACGACATATACAAAACTTCTCGTGCATCATCTGGTAGGGCGTAAGTAACTTGCGATGCGTTGAATGTAAAGCTGGTTGAGGAAACTGCAAAGAGTTTAGGATAAAGGCTGCGGATTGTATCGTTGATAGCCTTCTTGATATTTACTCGTGGGAATGTTGGAGATAGTGTGACCTGTGCATACTGTGCGTGAGGTGATGCTGTAGTTCCCTGATAGCCACGACCAAAGGTCGGAGCCACAGTCATCAAGTTATTTGCTTTATCAAAGCGATCTACCCAGATAAGTTCGTCATCAATTTCAATGACACCTTTAGCAAGATTGTCGGCGGAGCCAACGGTGATAGCAGTCGATGTGGTTGTTAAACCACTAGCGTTAGTTACATAGGTGATGCGGTCCTGACGAAGTGTATAGCCTTGTAGACTAGCCTTTACTTCATCCACCAGTTGTTCGAACGTTGGCATTGTTTCCTTCCGTGTACCAGCCATCTCCCCACAGGGTCATTAGCCTGTTGAAGTATTTCTCGTATTGCTTCGCAATGACATCCACAGAGTAGAGCGATATTGCCCGCTCTCTGATTGCCTTACGATTTAGATTCTTGACGTTCTGTGTCGCCAAGATAAATTCTTCTACGCTACGGCATCGATAGCCTGTAACGCCTTCTACAACAGTTTCTGTAAATGCGCCCCAGTCTGTTGTGATAACTGGAGTTCCGCAAGCTTGTGACTCAATGTTCACATTGCCAAAAGGTTCTAGGTAAAGCGTTGGGACGAATGTTGCTATCGCATTGCCCATAAGTTCAGCACGCTGCTCTGGTCCTACTGCTCCGACATATTCGCCATACTGTGGAATGTGGTCGCCAGGTCCTGCCATAATCAACTTAGCGCCAATGACCTTGCAGATATGTGCTGCAATATCCACGCCTTTGCGTGGAATCATTCGACCAATGTAAAGGTAGTAATCGCCCTTACCTTCGCCTAGCGGGAACATATCTGGATCTAGATAGCCTGGAATCACCGCATCAAAGAACATTCCATCTACTGTGGCTGCGTTCTTGAACTGTGCATAGACTGCGTGCATCCAAGCGTAAGACTCAAAGACTTTGTAATCAGAAAAGATACCTGAGTATCCAACTCCGAACTCCACATTGATATGAGACTTGTAGGCATCTGCGATGGGCTTATGACTTGCGCCAGCAATCAAGCAAATAAAGTCTTGTGGCTCTAGTCTCTTGCGTAACTGCTTGATGACATTGCCATTGAACTTCTGCCAGTGTGGAAGTTTGTAGTCAAACGGTGCTTCAACATAAGGCTTGTTGCCTACTGCCAAGCGACGCTGAGTCTCAGTGATGCAGGGAATCAATTCATCTACGTTAGCTTCATTCTCAGTGCCAGCGTAGAGATAGACTGTGTGTCCCAGTCCCTTCATCATATTGCAAAACCTACGTACCTTTTCAGTGTACGCACAGTTTGCAAAATCTTTAGTTGTGTTAGTATGTGGTAGTGATACGATGTGGAATCTCATACCACAATTCTATCGGAAACCTTTGAAATCCTGTGTGGAGTGTCCCCGCAAGTCGCTGTATCCATCTGACTGAATCACGATATTAGGATGGCATACATAAGCATTAGTTTTGTCTGCTACTAGGCGGTAAGCCACATCTATCCAGAGATCAAAGTCCTTGGCTACTTGGATGAAGTACTCCACCTTGCTTGGCTTGATGCAGTAGGCGTGGGTACCTGTGGTTTCCAACTGCCTGACCCAGTAATCATTGACAGGCTCAGTGCGATTCTTGATAGCTCCAAGGTAGAAGATGTCCCAGTTCTCAGGCAGTTTAGCCATATGAGCATCTAATTTAGTGCTAAATTCATCATCAAATATCGCATCATCTTCACAGATAAGAACCATCTCATCTGGCTTGATAGATTCCAAGACCTGAATGTGGCTCAGTCTTCCTGCCACGATTGGATCAATACCTTCAACTTTGCCATCGATTGCTTTATGAACTTCATATTCAAAACCAATTCTCTTGGCTTCAGCATCAAACTGTTCTAAACGATCTTTTCTATGTTCAAGATTGATGACAACAATTCTGTCAAAATACTTCACATTCCACCTAAGAATAAAGCTACTGGGATTGCATCTGCTCCAGGACCAGTGGCACCTGTAACACCTGTAGCACCTGTAGCACCTACAGGACCAGTTGGGCCTGTTGGTCCAGTTGCACCTGCAGGTCCAGTAGGACCTGTTGCGCCTACGGCTCCAGCGGTTCCTTGAGGACCTGTGGCTCCTGTGACACCCACAGGGCCTGTAGCTCCAACAGGTCCTGTTGCTCCTGCTGGACCCGTCGCTCCAACGTCTCCTGTGACACCTTGAGGACCTGTTGCTCCAATCGGTCCAGTAGCCCCGACGGGGCCAGTAGCGCCAACAGCGCCAGCGGGACCAGTAGCCCCAGTAGGTCCAACATCACCTGTTACTCCTTGCGGTCCTGTTGCACCGATAGGGCCAGTGGCTCCTGTTGGTCCAACGATATTGACACCAGCAGGCCATACACCAGCAGCCTTTGGTCCAAAGATTTTGTTTGAAACTGTGTTGATATAGAAGTCACCATTAACGCCTTCGGTGGTGGGATCTACTGTTCCATTAAGGACTGAGTAACCTTGCGGTCCTGTGACTCCCGTAGGTCCTGTAGCACCTGTGACACCTTGCGTGCCTTGAGGCCCTGTAGGGCCTGTAGGACCAGTAACACCTGTCGGTCCGACATCTCCTTGTATACCTTGCGGTCCAGTGGCTCCTGTGGCCCCTGCAGGGCCTGTAACGCCTGTTGCACCTACTGCGCCTTGTGGTCCTGTTGGCCCAGTTGCACCAACTGGTCCAGTCGCTCCCGTGTCGCCTGCAACTCCTTGAGGTCCCGTTGCACCCGTGACTCCCGCAGGACCCGTAGCGCCTGTGGGTCCAGTATCGCCTTGTGTACCTGTCGCACCTGTCGGGCCTGTTGCACCCGCTGGGCCAGACGGTCCCGTACTTCCTGTAACACCTGTTACTCCTGTTGCTCCAGTGGCCCCAGTAACGCCAGTTGTACCAGCGCCTGTAGGTCCAGTTGGTCCTGTCGGACCTGTCGGACCTGTAGCGCCTTGTGCGCCCTGCGGTCCTTGATCTTGTGAGAACTCTACCGCGACTTGTGGAGTAATGGACTCAATTACGATAATTGTGCTCACGTAGTCACCGCTCCTGTCACGACAAACTTACCTTCGAGTAGACGAGTCACTACTCCACCAGATGACTCTAAAACTAAATCATATGAATAACGACCTGCTGAGATAGCGCCTGTAACTGCAGCGCTTAAAGTTACTTCAATTCTACCTGCGCTGGTATCTAAAACCATACGACCATTATCGGTAGAAGCAACGACAGTAGTCGTTGAAGCGCCAACGAATGGGCGCACTGTCATAGTTCCTGTATATCCACCTAGATTCCAAGGAGTCTGGTCATTAAGGATTTGGAACTGAAAATAGAATGTAGTTGCTTGGTCACAGACCAGATTATATTTCGCGCTCAAGAGGATATCTTTCTGAGAGCAGCCGCTGCAGCCAAGCCAGAAGTGCCAGCGAGCTTATTACATACGCCGCTGAAATCGAGATGATTGAGAGCAGGACCCGTAATACCAGCGATGTCATTGAGCACTCCTACCGTATCTGTATGTAGGGTAGTTACGCCTCTAGCAGCAGCCCATTGGCGTGCAGCCAAGGCTTGGTCAACCATTTCTGGATTGAGACGATAAGTGCCACCATTAGCAAGGCGGTTCAGTTCTTGATTAAGCGTTGTTCCATCTACACCTAGTGCCACTTATCTCTCCTTACTTCTTTTTCTTTGCTACTGCTGCGTTATCTACCAAGTTTGGATATGGACGACCAGCCGCTTTAGCCCGCTTCTTAGCAGCGCTCTTCTGCGCTGGTGTCAGTTTCTTTGATGTTTTCTTAGGGGACTTTTTGTCCCAAAATGCCACCTTTTTCACCACTTCACCTTATCTGCCCAATATGCAGCAGACATCTTGCCTTTAGCAATGTTCTTTGCGTGACGGGCTTTGAAGGACTTTTGTCTGGCGGTAGGCTTCTTATCGCCTGTTACGCCTTGCTGACCGAATCTGATTGTCTTGACTTGAGTTCCTTCTTTGGCAACGACGACGTGACTCTTAGTTGGGTGAGAAGGCGTACGCTTGGGTTTGTTGAAGCCCGCAACGCCAGCACGTGCCAAACGCGGATCACGCTTTGTCTTTCTTTCCATACTCTCCATACTTTCCGAGCACTGCTCTTACTGTGCCGTTCTTGTTGAGTCTGACAACCATTCCGTCTCTAATGATGACAGAGTTGAACTTCTCGCGTCGGCGGTATTGACCCGACGACATTACTTCTTCTTTTTCTTAGCCTTGCCAGCCTCTGATAGAGCAATAGCAATGGCTTGTTTGCGGGACTTAACTACTGGTCCCTTCTTGCCTGAGTGAAGGGTTCCACCCTTGAACTCACGCATAACCTTTTCAACTTTCTTGGCGGCAGCCTTCTTCTTCATTACTTAGCGCCCATCTTCTTTTTCATTCCTGAAACTTTCTTCAGGCGTGGGTTTGCCTTGACTGCCTTCTTGCTGGCTTTGCGAGCACCAGCCGCAAGGATTGCGCCAGCGCGTTCCATTCCAACACCCTGCTTTGCGGCAATTTTCTTTTGAACCGCTTTGAATCCTGGATGTGCCATTTTCTTCGCCATTATTTTTTGCCCTTCTTCTTGGACTTCTTGCCGTATTCCATCTTGCGCTCTTTAGCACCTTCCATCTTTTCGTGCTTCATCTTCGCTGCTTTGGATTTGTATTTTTCACCTTTGGCTGACATTATTTCTGTCCCTTTGGATAGGCTCCTGGAGCACCCTTTTGTAGGTCCTCATAGGACATAAATGGCTTGTCGTTCTGGTCTGCAGGATATGGCTTGTACCATCCTGGATGATCTGCAGGATTATATTTATTATTCTGCAAGTTTGGATCTTTTGCTGTAGGCATTGTTACTCCTTGAAGGTAAGTGTATTTCCATCGAATGCTTTGCCAGATTCGTTGGAGAGCCTGAGCGCTGCATCTATATCTTTTTGCTTGGTAGATATTGGTTCTACTCCCTGCTTTACAGCCGAGTAATAGGATTCCAATTCTTTGTTGTCTTTCTTTTCTCTGTCTTTATCCCAGCCTTGCCGA